ATTGGGATTATTTTTTTCCCGATGGGAACTAAGGGGACTAACGTTTACCCCTACTCTTCTCCATGTCCTTCTCCATCTTCTTGTTCATCTTGTATTGAAGATCTTCTTCTATATCAAGGGCTTCATTGGCCAGTATCATGTCTTTATAACTCCAATGATTCTTTATTTCCCATGGTTGAGCAATGCCTTTGATAACGAGTCGGTAGATTTGCCAAGGGAGATCGGGGGGGATGGAAGTGGTTATGCTGTCAGATGATTTGCAAGAAGTTCGGTAATGCTTTCTAAAAAACCGTTATGCTCGATAACCTCCTTGAGCAAGAAGAAAATAGCATCATACTGTTTTATAAAAATGGCATCAAACATTTGGTTGACTGGAGTGTTGTTGAGGTAAACAACGGATAATAATTCTTTTACTAAGTTAGGGAATTCTTTTTTGTTCATATTCTTGAAGAACAAGGAGGCTGCATTGGAGAGCATATCGGAGCTAAAGGAGGACTCTTGTACTTTGGATTTAATATCCTCAAGAGCGTTTGTGCTGTCAGTAGCAACCAAAGCACACAGAGCAGGGGCGATGAGCTCACCCAAAACGGCTACATAATAAAGTCCTTTGGTGGGACTATGCAAGCCTATTTGATAGGTTTTGCCTTTATAGGTGACTGATTTAAGATCTTCGTTAGGGGTTGTCATCTTTTATCCGCCCAGATCGGCACTTCCTGCTAGATTCATGACCAATTCAGGAACCAGTATGACCCATTCTCTGGAAGGCACTTCATCTTTACCAGCAAAAGTAACAGGGGGAGGTTTCTCAATGAAAGAGGCGATTCCTAACACCGTATCACCTAGAGGCAATTCAACAATCAGGATATTAAAACTGCCTGCATTGGCTGATTCATCTGCTTTGCGGAAAGCATCCAGTACAGCATTTGAATCCGATGTCTTTTGGAGTGTCAGGGTAATAGTCCCTGATTTGTTATTGTTTTTAATCCGTGTTATGCAGCCATCAGCACCGCTAACCATTGTCCAAGTTGATTCATTGCGTTCTGCATTAATAAATTCGTCCTCGACAAATCCCTCAATCACAATCCCATTCGCACGAACGAGAATACTTTTGGGATCAAATGTTTTTTTACATGGCATTTCTATTTACCTCTTAAACCTGAATTAATCCGTTGATGATAATTTTATGGATACCGCCTGCATACGTGGCAGTGAACTCCACATCGGGTAACAATTGATTGGCTTTATCAACTGTTGAGACATCAGCCACTTTAGGAGCGGTAACAGTAAAATCAGTAACAACACCGTCATCAATACGTTGCTGTAGACTCGCTTCAATTTCTCCAACCAGTGTTCGTACACCTGCATCTGTATAGGGGATTTTTTCCACTCTCGTAAATAAATCAAAAATGGCTTCCGTAAGCCGTACCTGAAGGTAGTCAATATCTCTGACTGTATCGATAAAATCACCGCCAGACGTTTTTCCCTCTTGAGTGATCCCTTTGCCGCCCACTTCGGTATAAGTGTTGGCGTTTTTATCATGCACTGCCGATTTGGCAGTGTCATTGAGGTTATCAACTGTAACCCCTGCTAATTCCCGCAGTGCGAAACGACTACTACCAGGATTAATAGGAAAAGTGCGACCAACCCACGCAGCATCGGGATAGTCCGTGATATTTCCTTGGGCATACATCAAGGCAGCTCTGTTGAGAGCAGCGTTATCGAGGCGTTTTGCTAAATCGGTAGTAGATGAGGGACTATCAATTCCTGATTCATCGCTCCGATAGAAGCCTAATTTGATTTCAGCTTCCATCCTATTGGCTGCTGCAAGTATGGCTCCTTTATTGGTTGTCGTTAATAATAAACCATACCAGTCATTGTTTTCGTCAATAACATCATCAATGTCATCCTGAACAGTTCTTCCTGTGACAGTTGTGGCATTGGTTACTGTGGGAGGAGCTGTCCCAGTCACCGTAAATGTTCCTACTGTTAAGACCCATTCTGTGACGGCTGTAATGGTGATGAGATTGGTTCCGTTACTGACTGCTGTGACCACGCCTTCATCGGCTTGAATAGCGGCTGCGATATTGGCTAACGTGGTTGCATTATCGGTATCAAAAGCCTCGCTCACAGGAGTTGTATTAACCGTCCCTGCGACAACATGAGTTGCAGCAAGAGGACCAGAAAAAGTCAATGTGACAACAGTGGCAACGGCTGCTGTACGCTTACCAATAAGGATAGAGGGCGGTCTGGGGGTTTGTCCAAACAGCTTCTGAGCCATTTTGTACTCATCAGTACTGGTAGCAAAATCATCCGTAACACCTGTTAAATTAGTGTACTTTCTGGCTCTTTCTGCAAACACGGCTGCTAACCCTAAAATGAGAGGTAATCCAAAACCAGCAGCCGTTACCGCTTTTGTTTCTCTTGTAATCGTTACTTGTACTATTTCTTCAACACCCATAATGTGCCTCCAATTTAATTAAACACCGACTGTAAATATCCTTGTTCCAGTAGCAACCGTTTGTTCGATCTCTCCAGTGATTTCCACTTTATCAAAATATCCAACGTCATCAATGATGGTATTTCGACTATGCAGCATAATATCCATTTGAGAACGCTCTTTAAAACGATCTGCTTCAATAAATGTAAGGTCCCTAATTTCGCTTGTCATTAGAGCTAAACATTCCACCTCAAAAGTGGCATAAATAGAAGGCCGTTCCAGACCATCTTGCACTTTGCTCATTGATTTGAGTGCCTCTTTACCCCAACAATTAAGAGAAAAAATCACCTTGCGGTACTGGGTTACATCCATTTTGCCATCCGTTCGCCATTGCTTTTCATCTATGCCTACTCTCATCACAGAGCGAGGGTTCAGGGTAAAGTAAGGGGTCTGGGGGCGAGGATCATTTTGATATGAGAATATAACCTTATCTTCAGGAAACCCGGAAGATGTTTTAATCCAGTTGCGAAGGAGAGGTTCAATAGTTGTCCAAGGTATACCCATTAACAGTCCGTCCCCTCATCAGTCTCCTCAATTCTTCTTGCAATAGTATGGTAATGTTCAGTTCGTTTAAGCCCTTTATTCCAATTGCTGGTATCAAATACTTCATAAGCTGATCCATTCCAAGTCACTCGATCAGAGCGTGTGAGGGTGTTGTTTTGTATAAAAGTGTAAAGCGGTTCTTTTGTGTAGATAGCGATCAAGCCAGTGAGTCCAGCTCCACCATCATTCACAAGTCTTTCTCTTTCTGCTGTCGTTGCTTGTACAGAACATTTTTTTATTTCAATTTCTGTAGGAACTCCATCGACATAAATACCGTTGACATAATCCCCTACAGGATACCGAGTGACTGCAATCTTATCTTTCCAAAGTGCTAACACTAAATAACCTCAAAGTTGACACTGGCTCTCATTTGTCCCGTATCAATAAGTGGTTTGCTACTGCCTTTGGCTTTAATGGTTGATGCTGCTAAGGGAGGAGATAATTTTTCACTAATGATTTGTTGAATTTTCCCTTTTGAGAAATTGCCGACTCTATTGAGAGCGGTAACAGCACTACCACCCTGTAAAACACCGTTAACCTCAGATTGAATTCTTGCTTTCACTTCACCCTGATGCTCTTCGAGCAAAGGACGAATAAAAGGACGTTCAGGGATACCTCTGGAAGTTCCGAACTCCTGATAGCCTCCCCTTTTCACAATATCGCTTCCTGCTGAACCCAACAATCCTACCTTTATTTCCTTACTTTCAAGGATATGTAACTCTTTAATGAGCTTGCGTAAGTTAGTATCAATAAGGGTCATACAAGCATGGGTCTGTGAGGGATAGATTTAAGTAGACTGAGGAAAAGTCTACCGTACTTTGTTTCCGAGTATACCCCTTCTGTACCTGAACTACTTTTGTAGCTAATAGCAACATCCCTAGTCCTTTCAGAAGTGACTTCACCCCCTGAACTACTCAATTGAGCTGTATCAGCCATTGTCATCTCATGAGCTGCTTTTAATGCCACCGCCCGATCATATTTATCACCGAATCGGGTCTTGTTGACATCTTCTTTTGCATACTCAATAAAACGATCAATGCGAGCGAGTTCAACACTATTTTGTGTGACAAACTCAGGAGCATAATCAAACAAAATATCTCGGATACTCATGGGTCAAGATCTGCAGCTCCGATTGCAAAAGCTGAAAAGTTTTTAATTTCAACACCTGCAATATCTCCTGTCACATCCCGTGCAAAAAGCATTTTACGACGCTCTAAAGGATGTTGCAAGAAGGGTACAGGCACTTTGTATTTAAGTACCATAGGGTCTACTTTATAGGCACAGATAAAGTTTTTATTAGTGAAAGTACCACTTGCAAGTGTAAATGTTCGTCCTTTGACCTTACTTGTTCCCACAAAGCGAACTTCAGGATAATTGGCACGCAAGAAATTCATCACGCTCATGGCTGAACCTGATAAAATAGCTCTTTTAAAATGCGATTCAACATGAACGGGAAGAAGGCAAACATTAGCCCTATGTCTACGTTGCGTTGTATCGTACACGTTATCGATCAATTCTCCAAATATCTCGACAAGTTCTTCAGGAGTCTTGGACAGAAGCCCACCGGCTGCGATAGTCACTTCAGGATAATTGTTTGCATTGGTGAACAAGCCTGGCACATCGTGAGACGTAATGCCATCAAAGAAACCATCATCTAGTAATAATTCCATTGCGTCCCTTGCATCCATCGCCATATCTGATTCTAATGGCATTGCCAAGCGCTGTGCTTCTTTCAGAGTCCAATAATCCCACCCATAACAAGCCCCGTAGTGATATACAGGAAGCGTTTGCTTCGTCATCTTAGCATTTAAATTAGGCAGGTCATCAGCAGCACTCGATAAGATTTTCGCTTTCCCTGATTTATTGCGTTGGAAATAGCCTACCGACTGAAGCCCTTCACCGTCAGAAACAACGGGAGACAATTCTTTGTATAAATAGCCTTCGTACTCAATTTTATAAATTTGTTCTTCATAAGCAACCAATTGTTCAGAGAGCCACATACTTTCATTGGCATCAAAGCGTTCTTTCAGTACGTTATAGGCAAATTCTTGTCGATCATATTTTAATTCCATCTTATTTTCTCCCTTACGGTTGGTTCAGTTCAAGTTGATTGAGTTCGTTGGCGGCTGCACTACCACGGTATTTTGCTCCCGCAGCTACCAGTGTTGCTACGGTGGGGCTTGTACCAGAAGAAGCTCTTAATTGACCTCTGTTCGTGGGATCAAAATTGGCATACACATCACTGTTCGTATTGGTTGCCTCGGTAGGCTTTACCCAAAACGTACCTTTTGTAGCGAGATTAACAGCCGATCCTTTTTCATACTTAGCGGTTTCATTTTGGTCAGGTGGCACACGATGCTGATGGAGGGCAATCCCTCGTACCTGATGGGTTGTGTCCCTACTAGGTGTTACAGTAGCCTGAGAAACACCCCCAGTAACGACAAAGGCAGTAGCCCCAATTTCAAGCTGATACCCTTCTTGGGCTGTAATTTGAACCGCACGATTATTAACAGTATCACTCAGTACAACATCAGTAGCAGCAACAGCCGTTGCTAATTCGGTTTCAATTTCAGACTTTAGGTCATTCATTGTTGTGTCGTGATCTGTATTAAACGGAACTGGTCCAATCGTTTTCTCTGTAAAAGACGTATCATTCAAATGTTTGTACTTGATGGTACCAGTTAAGCTATTTCCAGTAATAAGATCAGCATTTAAAGTGAGTGTTAAACGATTTTGCAGGAGTTTGAAAACTTCATCTCCTGCGGCATTTTCGGTGAGCAAATCCCCGAAATTAATATCTTCGGCTGCTTGACGTGTCAGCACTCGCTTATCTGACCAATCGGCACATTGACCGATGTAACCGAGTTCAGGTGTTCTGGTAGTAGTTAGTTGGGACATTATTCTTTATCTCCTTCTTTGGTAATCATGACAGGTGCTTTACCATAATGGGCTGTTTTTTGCCATGCGTTGCCCATAGTTTGGATCATGTCCATGCGGGCATTTGTGATAGAGTCATTTTTGTCACTGGGTTTCCCACCCAATGATTTCAAAGCTCTGTCGTAACTATCTGTTCTTTTTTTACCGGGATCAGATGCTTTCGCTCCACTGGCTACTAACTCATACCCAGCATTGATATAAGCATCTTCTTTGTCATCAAATTTCATTTCGGGATAAACGCTTTTTAGAACAACCTCTTTGACCTGACGATCTGTTAATCCATCAACAGAATCTTTGACAAAACGACTAGCCGTCTTTTCAAGTGCCAAGCGCTCCTTTACTAAAGCACCGACATTAACAGAGTCATTTTTTTCCTTAAGTTGTTTGGCTTCCTGTTCTTTCGTATCAAATTTCCCTTGCAGTTCACTCACTTTCGTTTTTAAGGCTTCAAGATCGTCTTTATCCTGTTTGACTTTTTCAAGATGAACAGAATAGGCGACTTCAACCGCTTCATCGACATCGAAACGGCGACCATTTATTTCAATTGGCATTTTTTTCTTTTCTCCTTTGGTTTCAAAATTATCATCAACTTGATAGGCATCAAAGCGGTATTCGTTAGAATCCAGATGCACTTTGCAATCTCTTCCAGCTCGTCCTTTGTCAACAAGAGCAAGGTGGTTATATCGAATATTTCTTTGAATGGCATCATAGTGTTTACCATCACGTGTCACTCCAGAAGTCCATTCCAGATCACATTTGTAGCCACAAGATACCTCTGTCATCTTTTTGCTTTCCATATACTCAATGGCTTCTGAATCTGTAACCATCACGGAAGTAGTGACATAGTTATCTTGTTTTCCCACGTCCGAACTAACAAAACCTCGTTGATATTTACGAGTATTTTTAGGGGTTAACATGGTGGGGGGATGCCCTAATGTAAATGGTTTTTTGGCTAATGTTTTCATGGAATTATCGTCATAGACTTCAGAAGGAGGACGCCATTCTCGTCTAGGTTTCCCTGTCTTTGAATCGACATAAACAAAGACATCGGAACGAGTCGCAAATACAGGTACTTCCAAATACCCCTCATCCGTTCGTTTCGTTCCATCCATCCTGACCCTACACTCACTGATACGAGTTTGAGAGTCCATTTTACGTGATGAGTTAAGTTTCTTTTTGACAGAAGAACTCGCATATTCAAGAACACCACTGGACTCACTTGGGGTAATTCCATCTTGTAATTCAGCCTCTACAATGCGATCAGCAACAATCGTTCTTCCTTTTGGGTCATCAGAATAGCGAGTAGTAGCGAATTGTGAAAACCTGACAGCAGCATTACGAAGCCTTTCAAGAGGGGTTAATGGGAAAGCGAGATTGACAGGGTCAGCATAATCTTCTTCATCCTGTGGGAAATCAGCAGGGGGGGTTAGACGTGCATCTTCTTGGGCTTTAATGCCCCACTTCTTGGCACGTT